TTTTCTATTGATGAGGCTAACCTTGAGGGCGAGCTTTGTAACGCTGGTGTTCTATTGTGCTATTATGGTGACCTTGCTGCTGAGCTTGATGCCAAGGCTTCTAACATGAAGAATCTAGTAGACGAAGCTAGAGGATTGGAATGTATCAATCTTAGAAACCAGAATTCCGGTAAGAAATTAACAGAGAATATGTTAGAAGAATTAATTGTTTCTTCTAAAGCATATCAAGTGCTGCGTAGTACGTTGGTTAATGCTCAGAAGGAAGCACTTAAAGCTCAGAACCTTTTCCGAGCTATGAATCAGAGAGTTGAATGTCTCAAGGCCCTATCATATAGGACCGGACGACAAGAAAAGAACGCCTTTTAGTACAGGAAAAATTGTTTGAGTGGGGCAAGAAACCACTTGACAAATGCAAAAAAATAACAGATAATTCCTACGTGAGATCGACAACCGACAATCACCAAAACACAAGGAGTCATAAAATGACCAATGGTAATGGATTTTTTCCCGTGGATCAAGATGCAGTAGACAAGCAGGCAGGAGTTCAGCCTTACGTCTACCTTAAGGAAGGTATCACGCAAATCCGCGTGTTGCCGCCGTATTCCAGCAAGGGTGTGTGGGCCCGCTCAGTTCGTGAGCACCAAGTCACAATTGATGGAAAGTTCTCTACCCTTACTTGTCCTAAGTATCAGGCCGATGAGCGGTGCCCCTTCTGTGAGGAAGAGAGCAACCTTCATAATCAAGGCACTGAAGAGAGCGTGGAAGCCAGCAAGGCTTTCCGTGCTAAGAAGTCTTTCCTTTTTAATGTCCTTGTATATAGTGCTCCTGGCGACCAACTTACACTCCGATCTGGCGTGAAAGTGCTTAAGTGTGGTATCACGGTTCAGCGTCAGATTTTTGACCTGGACCAAGATGCTGCTGGTGGTTGGGGTAACATCTATGATCTGGAGAAGGGCTTTGACCTTCGCATTACTGCAAAGGGTGCGGGTCGGATGCGTGAGTATATCGTCAAGGGTGTCCCTGGTCGGACCAACATTCACGACCAGCTTAAGGCTCAGGGAATTTCAATCGAACTGAAGCCTGTCAATCTCGACGAGCTTCTTCCCTACTCTTCCTACGAGAAGCTCCTTCAGGTTATCTCTGATTCGCGTCGCAGCACCACCGCTGCAACCTCAGGTACTTATACTACTCCTACTGTTCCTATCACGAGTGGTTCCAAGATGGCTCCTCCGTCTGGAGGGCCGGTTTAATGTGGCAGCCTAAGCCCGGTGTTGTGTTCGTAAGGAAAGATGCAAATAAGACAGTTACTGATGGTGGTATTGTTCTTCCTAATCCTGAGAGTAGTTTGACCTTGGAAGGTTCTGTTACTCACACGTCTGATCAAGACAGTTGGATGGATGGAGTTAAGGTACTGTTCAGTAAGTTTTCTGGTTCAGAAGTTAAAGTAGGCTCTGAGAGTCTTTTGATTATGAGAACGGACGATATTCTTGCCATTTGGCAAGGGGAAAAGGATGGAGACTTCAATGTTTAATGTTAAGAGTGTTAGTCAGACTGTTGTGGATGATCTTGTTAGTCAGTATAACAGTGGCGGTGCTACTCTTACTAGCGTTGCCATCACTCTTGGCTGTTCGGTCCCGACTGCGGGCCGGCTGCTCAAGAAGAACGGCGCTACTATGCGTGCCAAGGGCCGACCTCCGGGCAGCAAGACCGTGAATCGTAAGGTTGTGAGCCTTACCGACGCGAGCTGCGCCGCCGTCCTCGAGCCCGGCCGCCTCGTCGGCGTGTACTCGGATGACGAGCGACAGCAGGAAGGTGATTTCGAGGAGACTTCGGTTGCTGCCTCGGGCACCCCGACTACCCCGACCAATGAGTCCTTTCTGGAGTTCCAGCAGAAGGTGATGAATTTCTCTAAGGTTTAGTGTACACCTCTAACCTGAGAGAAGCTCCGAGTAGAGCTGACAGGTTTATTTCTGGAGATTTAATGCCATCATTTGATGATATCTTTTCTGCTGTTGGTAAGAGTTTAAAAGCAGACCCGGGTTGTGCTGTCAAGGCTTCTAGTGATATAACCTTAAGCAGTAGAATCCCTTATGGTATTCCAACTGGGATACCTGAGTTAGAGTTGGCTATTGGTAGACCTGGGATACCAGCCGGTAGAATTACGGAGTTCTATGGGTTTGAACGCTCAGGTAAAACCACCGCCGCACTCCACGTCCTAGCATCCGCTCAACGGATGGGTGGTGGCGGGATGTATATAGATTCGGAGTCTACTTGGGACCCCGAGCGAGCGGCTCAGCTTGGAGTTGACCCTGATAAGAACCTTGCTATTGGTGAGGTCGAAAATATCGAGGGCATCTTTAGATTGCTGATGACTACGCTAGATACACTAGCTACAATTAAGCTTGGTCTTCCGTTCGTTATCATTGTTGACTCCATTACAGGTGTTGAGAGTGAAATTAACGACGACTCCAAGAAGTTTGGTAAGGAAGCCCGTATTGGGCAGGATGCTAGGTTAATTCGGCGTGGTGTTCGATTAGTCAATAAGAAGATTGCAGGAACGAAGACTGCTGCTATCTTTATTAACCACGCCATCTCTAATGTTGACGGTAAGCCTTGGAGTCCTAAGTCTCAAGCCGCTGGTGGTAGGGCTCTGAAACTTTTCAGCACTCTACGTGTACAGTTTACGCAAGGTGGAGAGATTCAAGATGACCCCACTAAGCCTGGGGTAATACGGCTGCGGCACGGTCAGATTTCTAGGCTAAAGGTTGAGAAGCTGAAGGGCTCTAAGCTGATGTTTCAATCGTTGGAATTGAGTTTATTGGATGATGGTGGTTTCGATACAGACGCTTCTCTTCTAAAGGCAGGAGTTCAATCAGGTTGGATCACCCAGCCTGACGCTAAGTCTTATGTATTAGGCGAACATAACTTTCCTAAGGCTGATTGGAAGGCTGTGATTAATTCTATGGGTGGCCGTGTTCCTGCTTATGAGGCGTGGCTTAAGTGGTCATTGGCTAATGACGTTCTATCACCGTGGAATAACTGGAACGGGATTTAAATGAGCAAGGCGTTAATTTTCAGCGACTTCCATCTTCACAATTGGAGTTATGTGAGTACCTATGAGAACGGCTGGAACAGTAGGCTACTAGATCAAAAGAATGTTTGTGACCAATTAATTGCTGCGGCTAATTCCCACAATGTGGACTATGTAATTTTCTGTGGGGATTTATTTCACACTCATGGTAAAATAGAAGCCGGCCCTATGTCCGTAGCGGCTCACCTTTTCTCTAGCTTAAACATAAACAATAGAAAAATTGTAATCCTTGTAGGTAATCATGACCTTGGGCGTGAAGTCAACTCGGTTGATTGGCTCTCTAAACTTGGCCCTAACATCAGGGTAGTTGCTGATACTTATGTGGATGACGTAGAAAGGTTTGGGTTTGCGGCATATACTGATTCTGCTGAGGTCCTGAAGGATAGGTTGGAGGTTTTGAAGGATTGCCAATACTGGTTCCTTCATCAAGGAGTGTCGGGAGTTCCTGTAGGTTCAGACTTTGTTATTCCCAGTGAAATCTTTAACACTGATATGGTTCCAGAGACCGTTAATAATGTTTTTACTGGTCATTATCACGCCCATCGTGCCACGTCAACTGGTACAGTAGTTATAGGTTCCCCTATGCAATTTACGTGGGGTGACCGTGATTCGATTCGAGGCTTCATTATTTTAAACACAGCCGATGATGTTCGGGATCTTGAGCGAGCCTGGGCCGCTCGCGGCGGCGCGCTCGGTCGCGCCTGGTTCCATGTGCGTCTTATTGCACCAAGATTTGTAGTTTTAACTGACGTTCTTAGTATTAGTCAGAGTACGCACATGATCGACACGCCCGAAGCGTTCCGGGGCGGCAATCGGGGCCTGCTTGAGCGCGCGCGCGCCGGCGGGGTCGTCATGCATAGCGTTAAAGATAACTACGTTAGAGTTACTGGAGAGACTCCTACTGTTTTTATGGACGACCTCCGAAAACTTATAGTTGATCAGGCAGGGGCTCGAACTCTTGAGTTTTCATATAAGAGCCCTAGAGCTGTTATAGGAAATGTTGCTGGGTTGTTTGAGCTGGAAGATATTATTCAGAGCTATATTAAAAATAATAACGTGTCCGATGATGGTATCAAGGTACTAGAAGAGATTAGAAGTGCAGTTGCTAAGTCTTAAAGCTAGTAATGTATTTTCTTTAGGAGACGTATCCCTCGATCTTGCAAACCGAGGTGTACTTCTGGTTACTGGCTACTCTGAGGACGATCAATCTGGTAATGGTGCCGGAAAGTCATCGTTAGCAAATCATGCAATCGTCTGGGGGTTGTACGGCCAGACTTACGATGGTAGTCGAGGTGATTCTGTTATTAATACAAACTCCAACAACCTATCAGGTAATGTAGAAATTCTGTTTGTAGCGTCAAACGGAGATATACATAAAATCGTTCGAACTAGAGGGCCTAATAGTTTAAAGCTGTTCAATGGTTCAAGCGACATAGGGCATAGACTAGAGAAGGAAACTCAACTACAAATTAATCACCTACTAGGTATGGACTTCACCACGTTCATACACTCCAGCCTCATTGGCCCTGGTACCGAGAGATCCTTTTTTAAATTGAGTGGTGCTGAGCAAGTCTCTATCGTCGAGGCACTCCTTCCGGTTCATAGCCTTGATGAATGGGCAGCGAGGGCTAAGGAACTAGCTGACGCGGCTGCTACAGGCGTTAAAGAACTTGAATCTAAAGCATTGTTTACTTTGGGCAGGCTTAACTTCGCAGAAGAGTCTCTAGCTACTATAAAACTCAATCAAACCTATTGGGAGGATCAGAAACTTAAGTCGCTTGATGCTGCTAGATCGGAATTATCAAGGCTCCTAATTAGGAAGGCAGAGGAAGACATATCAATCGCACAAATAGTAAATTTCATAGGTGAAGACTGGGCTGAGGTTAAGGAAAGTAAATCTATTGAGTACAACAAATTAAACTGTGACCTGTCGGTCATACATACTGAGATGTCGTACCTTGAATCAATTATTTCTAACTATATATGTAAATCTTGTAAACAGAATATAACTGATACGCATAAAGAGCAGGCTAATAAGACTTTAGATAGTACATTACTTGAACTTATGGAAATTAAATCTAAGCAAGAAAAGATATCTGCTTGGATGGCGATGGCTAGGGTGCTCAGTGAAATTACCCCTGTTCAGCCATTGATTGATGATAAAAATAAAGACATTTTTAATCTTGAGAATATGAGCTATCACTCAAAAATTTCTATTGAGACGCTTGAGCAGGAGATAGCTGGCCTCCGCAAAATTTATGAGTTTTTTAAATGTAACATCTCAACATTCCTTGCACAAGAAACCTGGCTTAGATTCTGGATTAATGGGTTTAGTAAAGACCTTAAGACCGCTATGATAGAAGAGGTCTGCCCCTTCCTTGAAAACCGAATCAATATGTATCTGGAACAACTTAACAACTCCCAGTTCAAAGCTACTGTATCCACGGTTAAAAGCCTTAAGTCTGGAGATATAAGAGAGCGATTCAACTTGGAGGTCAGGTCTGTTAACGGAGCTAACAGTTTTGATTTACTTTCTGTCGGAGAAAAACAAATAGTTAGTTTCGCTGCGGCCCTAGCAATCGCGGACTTGGCTTCTAATAATGTAACAGGTAAATCTAACGTCCTGATTCTAGATGAGCCTTTCATGGGGTTGCATGAAACTAATTGCAACAATGTAATCAACTTCCTTAATAGTTCACACATAGAATCAACACTACTCATCAGCAATGATGAGGAGATTAAAACACTAATCGCTAATCGCGTACATATTGTTAAATCGAAAGGTCAATCATGGCTGGCGTAACGGAAAAATTCGTAGACATTGTTAAGTTAGCTCTAGACTATGGTGTAGACTTAAGCAAGAGGAGAGTGTTCCTCCACGGAGATTTAGAAGGGGCTGATACGCCTGGAGAAAGTCATATTGAGAAGGTTACGAAGGCCCTCCTTCTACTCGACAGCACAGAGGGTCCTATAGAGTTGTGGATTAATAGTCCCGGTGGCTACATGGTGGAGATGTTCGGGCTTTACGATATTATCACAACTAGGCAGAATAAAATAGTTACTATTGGGTTTGGTGAGATCGCCTCAGCGGCTGGTCTTATCTTGGCCTGTGGAGATGAAAGGAAGGTGACAGAAAATGCCTTCTTCATGGCCCACGAATCAGCCTCAGAAGTAATGGGGCCTAAGAGCTTAGTGGACGCTAAGATGGTTCAGTGGGAGAGAGAAAATAATCAGTGGGCGATCCTCATGTCTAGACATACTAAGCATACCAAGGCTTGGTGGATCAAGTCATGGAAAGAAAAGAAAGAGATGTGGTTAAATTCCAAGGAGATGTTAAGACATGGACTCGTTGATAGTGTCATTCCCAGGTCTACTCAGAGATAATCTGCCGGACCTTCTAGGACATTTATTTTATATTAGTATCTTAATAGGTACTGTGTTGTTAACTAGGAAGCATAAATACGGCTGGCTCTTCCGAGTAGTGGGAGACATAGGCTGGGTTGTTATTGGCTGTATAATTGGCATGTACTCCATTATGATATGGAGCACGGTGTTTTGTTTAAATGATCTAAGAGGGTTCCTTAAGTGGAAGTGGAGTGAAGATGAAGACGTCAAGCTGCAAAGCGAAAGGTCGAGAGTTACAAAAGTACGTTGCTCGAAAGATCAGGGAGACGTTTGCCCTACCGGAAGAGGATGTAGTAAGCCGTCCGATGGGAAGCCCAGGGGCGGACATCATGCTAAGTGCCGCCGCATTAAGGTTACTTCCTCTGTCGATAGAGTGCAAGAACACAAAGTCCCAGCCAAGCCTCGCCGCACTCGCCCAAGCAACGCTAAACGCAAAGAATGGGCAGACGCCGCTCGTAGTTTGGAAGCCGCCCGGGAAAGGATACGAAAATTCGATAGTCTATCTGAATCTCCAATCCTTCCTAAGTCTCTTAATGTTAAACCAAGCCCAACTAAACGTAGTCACAAACGACGCGAAGATAAAGCAAGCAAAGGTAATTGATTATGACGACGCCTGATTGTATTAAACATGGGGAACCTGCGGAACGTCCTAAGGCTGTAAATGAAAGGGTCCGCCCACTACAGGTTGTAATGGGCCTTGTCCTAGGTGTAGTGTCTTACCTATCCACCTCTGTTCTGGTAATTATGTTGTTTTTACTTTCGTTCCTTTACTTCCCGCATCTGTTACTGACTAAGGCTCTTGTAAATAAAGAGGTACCTCATGACTAAGATTTCTTCTCCGGGCAGATCAAAGGGAACTGCTGCGTTGTGGTTTGTGTTCCCGGATATTCATTTTCCTATGCAAGATAAGACTGCTCTGAGAGTTGCTATGGAAGCACATAAGATCCTTAACCCTGAGTACACAGTTCTGTTGGGGGATATTTTGGACTGCTCAATCTTTTCTTCACACGCGAACAAGACGATTGCCGAGAGCCAGGGGTACGACTTCAAGAAGGTGGAGCTGGACCCTGCTAGCAAGATGATAAATGAAATTCAAACCAACACCAAGAACCACACCTACTTCCTAGAAGGGAACCATGAGTGGCGCGTGGAACGGTGGGCATCTAACAATAACAAGGTAGGTGAATCAATCTATGACTTGATCTCCCCTAAGGCCAAGCTCAGTGAAGGCAGGAATAATTTTACTTATATTCCCTACACCCCCATCGCTGGTAACATGGCTAACTACCTACAGATCGCTCCTTCAAATAGGAAGATGCGAACTGGTGGTCTGGTAGCTGTTCATGGTTGGTCACACTGTAAGCACTCTTCTTATAGACACCTAGAGCTATCCAGAACCCAGTCAGTGTTACACGGTCACGTCCATCGTCAGCAGTCCATTGCTACTAGAGATCCATGGCACAACAAAGTCATCAAGGCTTTCTGCCCTGGCACACTGAGTCAGCTACAGCCTATCTATGCTCACGGTGGGACACCTACCGATTGGGTCCATGGGTTCGGCCTTATCTATGTAGGCCATACTTCTTGGACTGAGTATAATGTAACTGTAGTTAATGGGAGTTGTGTGCTTCCCGATGGTCGCGAGATTTTCGTATAAAGACTTGCTTTCCTCCGGGAAAAAACAGATAATTGCGAGTAAGGGAGACTTATGACGCTGCCTAAAGTTTACTTGTCTGGTCCAATGGCTGGCCTGACATACGATCAGGGTACCGAGTGGCGAGTATACGCCACTAAACAACTGCGTGATGTAGCCAACTGCTTATCTCCTTATCGTGGGAAGGATTACCTTAAGGGACAGACCGTTGAGAACAAAGAGTATGCTCAACCTATGTCCACTTCAAAGGCAATCACTTCACGAGATATGTGGGACACTCATAATTCTGATGTTGTTCTTGTTAATCTAACAGACCATTCTAAGTTTTCTATCGGTACGATCATGGAGATCGCCTGGGCATATGACGCTAGGGTTCCCGTGATCGCTGTCATACCTAAAGAATCTGATTACTTTAATCATCCTATCCTTAGTCAATGCTGTACTTGTGTTGTGCAGGATCTGGATGAGGCTATTGAAATTGTAAAGGTATTATTAAATGTCTAATCTTTCTCATTTCGCTCAGACTATCTTTGAGCGGACATATCAGTTCAACGACAAGGAATCTTGGGATGGTTGTGCGAAGCGAGTTGCTAAGTTTGTAGCTAACGATAACGCTGACGACTACCGGGATTTCTACGAGGTCATCTCTACTAGGAAATTCCTACCGGGCGGACGATATCTCTATAGCTCAGGAAGGGAAATCGCTCAGCTTACAAATTGTTTCCTTCTCCAACCTGAGGATTCACGGGAAGGTTGGGGCGACCTCCTGTCGGTAGGGGTTAATGCTCTTACCACTGGAGGCGGTGTTGGCGCGGAATATTCTAAGATCAGGGGAGCCGGTACACCCATTAAACGCTATGGAGGTACAGCTAGTGGCCCTCTATCTCTTATGGCTATGGTCAACGAAGTTGCTAGGCACGTTATGGCTGGTGGTAAGCGGAGGAGTGCTCTTTGGGCTGGCCTTGTTTGGGACCATCCTGACATTGAGGCCTTCATTGATGCGAAGAACTGGAGCACCGCGGTCAAAGCATTAAAGGAAAAGGACTTTAATTTTCCGGCTATCTTAGACATGACCAACATCAGCGTTCGACTCAACGCTAAGTTCTTTAAGACAATTAAGACTGATGAGGCTCTACAGGATTTCTATTACCGGGTATGTAGGTCAATGTGTCGTACTGGAGAGCCGGGCTTCTCTATTGACATGGGGAAAAACGCTGGTGATATCCTGCGTAACCCCTGTTGTGAGGTCGTAAGTGACAAAGACGGTGACTGCTGTAACCTGGGCTCTGTTAATCTCTCTAGGATTGTGGACCTACAAGAATTGGAGAGAGTTACACGGATTGGTACCAGGTTCCTCTATCTCGGTACGTATAGAGGGTGGCTCCCCCATGCCAAGTTCATTAAAGTGCGAGAAGAGTACCGCCGCATCGGGCTCGGAATCATGGGTCTGCACGAGTGGTGTATCCGTAACGACCAAGGCTACGAACCCTCCGGTAAACTAGGGGAATGGCTCTCAACTTGGAGACGCATCAGCGACGATGAAGCAGATAGAGTATCTATGTCTATTAAAGGAGCACGACCTAAGGGTGTTCGGGCAATCGCTCCTACTGGCACAATTGGAATCATCGCAGAAACAACGACTGGCGTTGAGCCCGTATTCTGTACTGCTTACAAGAGACGGTTTCTCGGAGCTAACCAGAAATGGCAGTACAGTTACGTCGTTGACCCTACAGTTGCTCGTCTGGTCACAGAAAAAGGAATATCGCCAGAAGATATTGAGGACAGCTATTCGCTATCACGAGATGTTGAAAGAAGAATCTCGATGCAGGCGTTTGTTCAAGACTTCGTTGACCAAGCCATCTCCTCAACAATAAACCTTCCTGAGTGGGGCGAGCCTGGAAACAATAACGCTAAGGAGTTTAGTCGGATACTTCTTAAGTACCTTCCTCGTCTCCGAGGTGTTACCGTGTACCCAGAGGGAGCTAGATCAGGCCAGCCTATTGTTCCTGTTAGATATGAAACCGCTGTTAAGCACAAGGACGTAGTGTTCCAAGAGTTTGACGACCGCTGTAAGGAGGGAGTTTGTGGCATCTAAATTCCGTGGTGAGAAGCCGTGACGCCCGACGAGATGATGACCGCCGCGACGAAGCTCTATTCCGTCTCGTCAGTAAACGACGAAGGGAAGGTGGGTTCTGGCGATGCGTGGAAGCTTGCCGCCGAACTCTGCGCCCGCCTCGACGCGCTGGTGGCAGCGGGGGAGCGGGTGGCGAAGGCGATGGAGGCGCGGCCGTTCAAGTTCGAGTTCGAGCAGCACGAAGTCACCCTACCATGCCAGCACCAATGGATTACCGGGTCTACGTTGGGGACTCGTTGCGGACTCTGCGGGAGGCTAAAGCCGTGAACGACCTCGATCTCAACGCGCTGGCGCGGGAGGTGGGCGAGGTGGTAGGCCACACCTACCGAATGGATGCCGCTGGGTTGACTCCGAACACACGTCTCGGATGCCTGCGATCCTGCATCGCTTGTATGGCCGAATCCAAGACCCGCGAAGTCCTCGCCCGCGCCGTGGCGGCAGAGACAAAGGAGCGCGCGGAAGCGGCCGAGGCCCAGCTCGCAGAAGCAGCGATCCTATGTGCGGATTGCCGTGCCCGCATTGGACGGTGTTTCAGATTACTTTACCAACACAACCCAGCAGCAGTAGTGTTGTTGTGAGGAGATAGTTTATGGACTCTAAATATAAGAAGCCGTGGGAGGGTAAGCGTATGGAGTTAAATGAATATCAAGAGCAAGCCTTGAAGACTGCTAATTACCACGGCTGTCTTCATGACTCTAATCTAGAGGCAATTATTTATTGTTCTCTTGGGCTAGCTGGTGAAGCTGGTGAAGTGGTGGAGAACACTAAGAAGTTGCTTAGAGATGATAATAGTGAGTACACAGAGAGTCGAAAGAAGAAGTTCCTTGGTGAGCTTGGGGATGTACTCTGGTACCTAGCTAATCTATCAAATGCCTTAGGCTATACCCTAGAAGAAGTAGCTGAGTATAACATTTGTAAGCTTGAGAAGAGACACGCAAAGGGTAAATAATGTTCGGTATGTTCTATACGCAAGCTCAAATAGATGCAGCGGCTGCTGCTATTATAGCAAAGGAAAAGGAAGTGACTATTTCTTTTAGCGAAGAGGATATGTTTAGCGGCATCAGAGTCGAAGGAGACTTTACTTTAACTTCCGGTAGGAAGTCTAACTACTTCTACGACTTTGAGAAGCTGGCTCCTAACTACATGACGTTTGCGTCTGGGTTATTGCACGAGAAGCTTCGACCTTTGACTTATGAGTTTGTGGTTGGGCCTATGTACGGTGGTATCATCCCAGCTTATTGTGTCGCCGACTTTTCTAATGTTGACTTCATGGCTTTTGATCCTAAGACCCTACAGTTTAGAGGACAGATTAAAAGGAACAGCGGTCGTTATATTATCGTTGATGATGTTGTCTCCACGTATGGCACTGTGGACGCTGTGATTAAAGCGATGCCAGATGTTGCAAAGTGCGTGGGTATAGGAACCTTTGTGTTTCGTGGTGATAAGATTCGAGAAGAGTTGCCTACTTACTATCTTCACCGTGGGGAAATTGAACTGTGATGGAAACTGGACTTTCATATTCTGATGTGTGCTTGGTTCCCAAGTACAATAATGTTCCTAGCCGTGCCGTCCCTACCTTGGATACATGGCTTACTAAAAATATCAAGGCAGTAAGCCCTATCCTAGCAGCTAACATGGATAGCATCATTGGACCTGCACTGGCTGAGGTACTTACAGCCAAGGGTATTGTCCCTATCTTTCATAGGTTCTATAAGGACCCTATGGAGTTGGTTGCCCTTGTAAAGACTTATGAGATGCGTTGCTTCATGTCAGTCGGAGTTGCCGACCTTGAAGAAACCTTTAAGCTGATTGATACTAACGGTCTCAACCCTCTAGGGTTGGTAGTGGATGTGGCTCATGGACATTCTTTAACGGTACTAAATGCCATTGACCGTATTAGGAAGACGTATTATAACTTTGAAGTGATCGCAGGCAACGTATGTACTCCGGTAGCTTTTCATGATCTAGTGAACGCTGGAGCTACAGCAGTCAAGGTAGGCATTGGGCCGGGCTCTGTCTGCACCACTAGAAAGATTACAGCGTTTGGCATTCCACAGTTTACCGCCGTTCAAATCTGTGGTGAGGTAGCCAAGGAACTTAAGATTCCTATGATCGCTGATGGTGGTATCAAGGGGAGCCGAGAGATTATCCTTGCCCTCGCAGCAGGAGCTAGTACGGTTATGATTGGTGGGCTCTTCGCTGAGACTAAAGAGGCAGAAGGAAAGGGGACATATAGGGGACAAGCCAGCCAGTCCTTCCAAGAGGACTTCTATGGTGGCGTAAAGGAAGGGACCGTACCGGAGGGGGTACGGAAGGTTGTCAAGGTACATATCAGTGCTGACGCTATGATTGAGGATCTTCTGGGCGGTGTACGATCCGGCTTGACGTATGGTGGATCGAAGAACATTAAGGAGCTACAGCGCAAGGCTAAGTTCATGCGCGTAACTCCGGGTTACTGGTAAACGTATGAAGACCTCTGTCCTTGACCACGGCTATATACTCCTACAGGAAACTATGGGTGGTGATCTAGGTGTAGTTAACGCTGCTAGGCAAAGTTTCGGTAAGTATACTGATGTTCTATACGACGCAGAGAAGGGTTTAATTAACTACTTGATGAGGGAGAGGCACGGCACCCCATTTGAAATGATGGTCTTTACGTTTAATGCAAAGGTTCCCATCTTCGTAATGCGGGAGTGGATCAGGCATCGGATAGGAAGTTTTAATGAATATAGCGGGCGTTATACTAAGATGATTGAGGACTACTATGTACCGTCTCCTATTAATATTCGAACCCAAAAAGGTAAAGTTGGTGCTTACATCTTCGAGCCCGTTAAACCAGCCACAGCAGTTGCTGTTCGTGCCGCTATGTCGGCTTATTCAAAGGGTGCGTACGTTCTGTATGAGACTTTGTTAAGTGTAGGTGTCGCAAAGGAAGTAGCCCGGATGATCCTGCCGGTTAATTACTATACACAGTTTACTTGGACAGTAAACTTAAGGGCCCTTTTAAATTTCGTTAGCCTTAGAAGTCACGAGACCGCTATGTGGGAGATCAGACAATACTCCTTAGCTATTGAGAATATGATTAGTGAAGCAGCCCCCGAATGCTATAAGGCATTTGTGAAGAATGGAAGGAGAGCACCGTAATGCTGATAGGATTGTGTGGAAAGAAACAGAGTGGTAAATCTACGGTGGCTAAGCATCTTAATAGTATAGGTTTTATTGAGATAAGTTTCTCGTATCCTCTTAAAGAGATCATAGGTCGCCAGTTGTTTGGGCTCAATGATGATCAATTATATGGATCGGAAGAAGCTAAGGAAGCTATCATACCGGACTGGGGTATGTCGGCTCGAACAATCCTACAGCTTGTAGGAACGGAGTGTTTCCGTAAGGTTATTCGAGATGACTTCTGGGTAGTCCTAGGTAAGAGACGGTTAATAGAACTACAACATGCACGAGGACAGAGGATGAATGATGTTGTCATTAGCGATTGTCGTTTCCCTAATGAGATGGAAGCTATCAAGTCCTTAGGCGGCCTAACTATAAGGATCGTCCGTGAAGGTCAAGTGTCTACAGATCCCCACCCTAGTGAGAATTCACTTAATGATTATGTAACTGATTATACTATTACAGCTAAGTCTGGGGATATACAAGGTTTAACTAATCGTGTCGCGTCAATTATTGGAGTTAGAAGATAATGCCATTTACAAAAAGTGAATCTGGAGCTTTAATCTGGGTAGAACCCACACCAGAATCTATCCTTAAGACTAAGGAAGAGATTCTTGATGTAGGTAGTTTAGTTAACGAAATAGAGATAAACAACCGGGATCTGGTAGAGAAATTAGACCAATTTGTTGTTGAAACTCTCAATGGTAACAAGAGACTAGCCAGCTCAAACAGCGCCGTATTTAAAGCCGTCTCTAAAATTGCTAAAATTGCTAAAGATGGGAACATCGGCTACGTAGATATCATCATGCCAGTTTATGGTGGGCTATACATCGTTAAGGAGTGCATACGAACTATC